GATAACGCATGGGGTGATACATATACTGTAGTGCAGGTTCAGATTAGCCAGCACCAGTTCCTCGCTAACGCGACGGCTGTTTAATAAGGAGGGACTGAACTATGGCAGCCCCAATGAGAAGTACCGACTTTCGTAGCATTGTCGAACCAATCCTGAACGAATGTTTTGATGGTGTCTACGATCAGCGTACTGATGAATGGTCTCGCGTATTCCGTGAGCAAGAAGGTATCCCACGTAACTACCACGAAGAGCCAGTTCTGTATGGCTTTGGCGCAGCACCTCAGATGCCTGACGGTTCGCCCGTTGTGTATCAACAAGGTGGTGTGCTCTTCCTCAAGCGCTATGTTTACAATGTGTATGGCTTAGCCTTCGCATTGACCAAAGTGCTGGTTGAAGACGGCGATCACATTCGTATCGGTCAAGTTTATGCCCGTCACCTAGCTCAGTCATTGATTGAGACTAAAGAGACTCTGGCAGCAAACGTCCTGAACCGCGCCTTTAACAGCGCTTATCAGGGTGGTGATGGCGTGCAGCTGAACTCTTCAGCTCATCCTATCGTCAACGGTACTGCGTCTAACTTGCTGACCACTGCAGCCAACCTGTCCCAGACTTCTTTGGAACAGATGTTGATTCAGATCCGTCAAGCTGTTGACAACAACGGCAAGAAAATTCGTTTGGTTCCACGTCAGCTGGCAGTAGCTCCCGGCAACGTGTTCCAAGCTGAAGTTCTGCTGAAGTCCGTGTTGCGTGCTGGTAACGCTAACAACGACATCAACCCAATCAAATCTATCGGTCTGCTGGACGAAGGCGCTGCAGTTTTGTCGCGTTTGACTTCATCGACTGCATGGTGGGTTCAGACCGATGCCCCAGAAGGCTTGAAGCTTCTGATGCGTCGTAAGCTAGAAAAGACGATGGAAGGCGATTTCGAAACTGACTCAATGCGCTACAAGGCAACTGAGCGTTACGATTTAGGCTGGACAGACTGGCGTTCTGTTTACGGTACACCGGGCGTTTAATCAGCGAAGGGGAGCTTCGGCTCCTCTCCTTATAGGAGAAATGAAATGTCTCAAACCTATATTGGATCAACGCTGCGTACAGGTTCTGACACGCTGACAGATTCGTATGATGGTGGTTATGTCGTTGTATCTCAAGTGACTACGGTTACTTCAGATGCAGGCGGCAACGTCACTAACGGAACAATTACATTGCCTGACAATTCCCAAATTATCGAAATTTATGCCGATAAAGTGGTGACTTGGAATGTAGGCGGTGGTCTTGCTAACGCTTTAGATATTCGCGTTGGTAGCTCCGCAAACGGTGCTCAATACTTTCCAACGACTAACGTCGCTGGTGTGGCGCGTTCCACAGGCAATCTGTCAGTAGCGAATGTTCTTGCACGTAGCAATGTTTCAACTAATGAAGCTGTGTATTGCTCAGTTGACCCGAATGGAAATGTTGCCGTAACTCAGGCACAAATCCAATTCACCGTAGTTTATGCTCAACGAACTTAACGGGAGAGCAAAATGGGTCAATTTAAGCCAATGGTCAAAATGATGACCACAGAGCCAAGCGTAGAGCTGAAGCTCAAAAATGGTGGCGCAGTTGCTATGAAGAAGGGTGGATCAACTACTAAGGCTAAAAAAATGGCTGATGGTGGTTCTGGTTTGATGAGTGCATTGATGGGTTCGCCCCGAATTGCTGCTCGTCCTGTCGGTGGATCTGCTGCTCCTGTTGTAGCTCCAAAGCGTCCTTCGATGTCTGCTCGTCGTAAAGCAATGCGTCCTCCTATGGAAGCTCCTATGCCTACTTCATCTGCTCCAATGATGAAGAAGGGTGGTAAGGCTCATGAGGATGTAGCTCAAGACCGCGCAATGATCAAAAAAGCAATGGCTGGTAAGAAGTTTGCTACCGGCGGAGTTGCTGATGGTCAAGGCGGTTACAAAAAGGGCGGCTTAGCTTCAAGTGGCATTATTAACACTGAAAGCCAAGGCGGTGAGTATCGCAACACGAAGATGCACACCACAAAAACTGATCATTCACCAGCTAAAACTGGTGATGTGAAGCTTGGTAATAGTGGTGGTTACAAAACTGGTGGTGTGGCTAAATCAAACAGCGGCGGCTACAAAAAAGGTGGTTCCGCAAAAAAGTTTGCTGACGGGGGTTCGGTGCAGTCTGATGGACGCCCCGTCAAGATGCCACAGGGAGCCAAAACTCCATCTAAGCCGGTAAGCATTAACCAGTTATCTGGTGCCTTTAAAAAAGGCGGAAAGGTAACTGCGGGGGAAAGTAAGCTGCTATCAGCCAACAAAGCTGAAAATGCTTCTGCTGTAAAAGCTGCTAAAGCTGTAAAGCTTGACCAGTACAGTAAGTATCAAAAGTCTGGCAAAAAGATGGCTAAAGGTGGTGATGCTAATCGTGACGCATGGGAAGCTGATGAACGTAAATTTAACGAAGGACTTCGGTCTGACGTTGAAGATGTTATGACGTATCCATTGCGTAAAGGCAAAGAGCTAGTTGATAAAGTAAAAAACAGTGATTTTGTCAAAGATGTAGGCGAATTTGCTGATCAATATGGTGATTTGTGGATGAAAGGCGCAGGCTTACGTTCTCAAAATGCTCCATTTCCACGTTCAGTTACCAAGACCAAGCAGTCGGTTACGGTATCTAAAAAACGTGGCGGTAGTGCTTGTTGAAAATGGGTAGGGGGTTCGCCCCCTACTTTTAATTTAGGATTGATATGCGACCAATACTATTAGGCCCATATACGCCTGCGATAGCTTCAACAACGGCGTTTAATGCACAAGGTTTTACCAGCACTGGAGCAGCGACAGCCCCAACAACAACATCTACTTCAGATGGTTTGGCGCATTATGTAACGCTCACAGCTCCTATTCAAGCTTCTTTGGCTGGGATTACCTTTACGATTGTTGGAACAGACCCAGACGGTCACGACATAAGTGAAACGATTACTGGCCCACTTAGTGCTGCAACAGTAACAAGTACAAAATTCTTTAAGACTGTATCAACAATTCAGCCATCAGCCACTATGGGTGGTTTGACATTGGCGATTGGTATTGCGGTCACAGCTATTACACCAACGATTGCATTAACTAATTCTCCAGCTGCCGCTAGTATGACGGTTGCAGTTACGGGAACAGTCAATTACACGATGTATGAAACATTTGCCAATGTATATGTGCATAGTGTAGGCACTGTTTCTACGACAATTAGTGCTTTAACTTCTAAAACAACAAATACATCTGGAACTGCTTCAGTTAGTGCTACTGGTGTTATTTTGCTTATTAATTCTGTATCCGCTGGTGCAACTGTTGCTGTTTATTTAAACCAAAATAGTGCTGGAATGGCTTAACTATGCCAGCCAAGTCCAAAGCTCAGTTTAAGTTGATGAAGGCTATTGAGCACAATCCTTCTGTTGCTAAACGGGTTGGTATGTCTTCATCTAAGGCTGCAGAGTACACAGAATCTAATGTAGGAAAAAAAGCCTTTGGGAAGCTGCCATCGAAACTAAAAGACGGCGGCCCTTCTCTTTCCGTAGGTCGAGGCGAGAAATTACCCGCGGAGCAGGGGGCGGGACTGACGGCTAAAGGCCGTGCTAAGTACAACAGAGAGACAGGTAGCGATCTGAAGGCTCCACAGCCTCAAGGTGGCCCTCGTAGAGATTCTTTCTGTGCTCGTATGGGATCAACTGCAAAAAACTCTGAGCGCGGTTCTAGAGCTCGAGCATCGATGAAACGCTGGAATTGCCCCGGTTGGTAAGGAGATAGAAATGGCTGATAGTTCCTTTAGGACATACCCAACGCCAGAAGGTCAAGTTTATGAGATTGACGGATCTCCTGTAGCCAAAGACGAATTTGAATCGCGTAGAGCTGCATCTAAACAAGAAACGCAAGATTTTCGTAATGCGCCAAGTGGGGATAGTGATTTAGATAATTTTGCTGCTGAAGCAAAAGCTAGGGCTCGTCAAAAAAAATCTGGAAACAAACATGGTGGCAGCATACAAATGCCAAAAATAAAAGTATCAACTGGTCAGGATCGTTCCAAAAAATCACCAAACTGGTAATGGCACATGGCTTATTCAGATACAGTTGGCACAACAGTTATTGATGTACAGCAGCTGATTGATCATGGCGCTCGTCGTTGTGGGAAATTGGCTGAAGAACTGACTGATGAGCAACAGCTCTCAGCTCGTGAATCATTATTCTTCTTGTTGTCCCACCTTGCTAACCGTGGCATCAACTATTGGTGCATTGACAGCACGGTTTATGGCTTGAAGCCAGACCAATACATTTACGATATGCCCTTGGGGGCAATCGACGCTTTAAATGTCTTATACCGCACAATGAACCGCCCTTCTGGAGACTATACGTCTTCTGCAGGCGGTACAGTTGCAAACGTATATGACGGCGATACCACTACATATTGTCAGCAGACCTCTGCCAATGGAAACATTTCGGTGTTCTATGGAACAAATGATCCTATTTATCTTGGCTCTATCGGCATTCTTCCTTATGTTGCTGGTGGTGGTTCAGCTGTTTGGTCTATAACCTACGAATATTCAACTGATGGCTCTACATGGCTCACCCTTGAAGATCTTGGGTCTGTTACGGTAACTGACAATCAGTGGATTTGGACAAACGTAGATCCGGGTCAGAATGTGATGTATTACAGGATTCGTGCGTATGCAGGCACGACCTTAGCCCTTCGTGAGTTGTACTTCGGTAATAATTCAAGGGAAATCACTATGTCACGTTTAAATCGTGACGACTACACAAACCTTCCAAACAAAAATTTTACGGCAAATCAACCGTATCAATTTTGGTTTAATCGTACAATCCCGAGGGCGCAGATAAATTTGTGGCCTACACCTAGTGATGCATTTGTCCAGATGACTGTTTGGTATAGCCGACAGATAATGGACGTTGGTGATTTAACGGATGAATTAGAAGTTCCCCAGCGCTGGTATGAGGCTACGGTAATGATGCTGGCTCATAGAATGAGCTTAGAATTGCCGGGGGTTGATTTAGCACGAGTTGCGTATCTGGAAAAGATGGCAGCGCAATATCTGATGGAAGCTGAGCAAGAGGAGCGCGATAAGTCGCCGATTTATTTTGCTCCGAACATAAGTGTGTATACAAGATAATGCCAGTATTTCTTGACACGATTGGGCAGGCTTCGCTTGCGATTGCTATATGTGATCGCTGCCGCATGAAGCGAATGTTAGTGCAGCTTGCCCCTGACCCCAATTTTCCGGGGTTGCGTGTCTGTGATGAGGGTTGCCGTGATAACTTTGACCCTTACAGGCTACCGGCAAGGAAGACTGAGCGCATTAACCTGCGCTTCCCGCGTCCTGATGAGAGTGTTGCGGTTGATGAAAATGGTTTGTTGACGAGCGAATACAACGCTTATGTGTTGTCGCCAGAGCAGAACATAGCAACACCTGAGAATGACGGCAATCTTGATAATTTGAGCAAGAGTCCATAATGGCAAATATCCAGATTACCCAGCTGCCAGCCGCTAGTTCCCTTACGGGTTCTGAGGTTGTGCCAGTTGTACAGAACGGAGTAACTGTACGCACGACTACGGGCGCGGTTGCTGCTGTTCCGCAGTCTAATTACAGCTATATAACGGTCACTCAAGAAACAAATCTGGCTAATTCACGCTCGTTACAGGGTGGAACTGGCATTGGTTTGACTGATGGTGGCCCTCAAAACCCATTAACTATTGCTTTAAACGGTGCTTCTGGCAGTTTAGAGAGCGCTGGTACGGGTTTTATAGTCAAGACTGCTGGCGCAACAGTTACTGCACGCCAAATTACAACTACTGGCTCCGGTTTATCAGTTACTAATGGCACTGGAGTCGCTGGAAATCCTGTAATTAGCCTTGCTGGCTCTGTTGGAAGCATCCAAGGGTTGTCTGGCTCAGGAATAATGGCGCTAAATAACAGTGCAGCTGTTACTTTGTTGCAGATTCAGGGCACAACAAACCAAATTAATGTAACAAGTGGCGCTGGCCCATCAGATCCAACCATTTCGATTGTTCCAAACCCTGTAATACCCGGCTCTGAGGGCATGGTGATACCAGTTGGCGACACAGCTGCTCGTCCTCCTCTGCCAACCTCTGGAGAATTGCGCTACAACAACCAATTAGGGGTCTTTGAGGGCTATACAGCGTCAAGTTGGCAGCAACTAGCGACTGGAACTGGTTCTGGCACTGTGTCGTTTGTAGATGTGAATGCAGTTGGTACTGGTTTAACCACAACTGGTGGCCCAGTTACAACAAGTGGCAATATTTCAATTTCTGGGACGCTTTTAGCGAACCACGGCGGCACTGGCATTTCGTCTTATACCAATAACACGATTTTGTATGCCAACAGCGCGTCAACTCTTAATTCTATAACGGCACCAAATACAGCTAGTACGTTCTTGAGCTGGAATGGTTCTGGTTTTGCTTGGTCGCCTGTTTCTGGTGCCGGAACGGTTACTAGTGTCAATGTTAATGGTGGTAATACTGGCGTGACGTTTACTGGCGGCCCTGTAACGGCTTCTGGCAACATTACGATGACTGGCATTGTGAATGTTCAGTCTGGCGGTACAGGCATCAATGCAAGTCCTAGAAATGGTCAATTATTGATTGGTAATGGTTCAGGCTTTGCTTTGTCGAATATTACGGCAGGTTCTAACATTACGATTGTTGATGGCAACGGCACGATTACCATATCGTCTACGGCAAGCGGAAGTGGCAATGGTACGGTAACGAATGTAGCTACTGGTGTTGGATTAACTGGTGGCCCAATTACCAGTAATGGCACAATTAGTTTAGCTAATACGTCTGTTGTGGCTACTACCTATGGTAGTGCAAATACAGTACCTGTTATAACGATTGATGCTCAGGGGCGTATCAATACCGCCTCTAATGTGGCAATTAGTTCGTCTCCGACAGGTAATGCTGGTGGTGATCTTACTGGGACGTATCCAAACCCCAATTTGACTACTACGGGTGTATCTGCTGGTACTTATGGCACTAACACACAAGTGGCACAAATTACGGTAGATTCCAAGGGTCGAATAACCAGTGCTTCTAATGTAACCATTTCTGCGAGTGGCGGTTCAGGGAATACCAATGCATCGTTTTCTTACGCATGGTTTATAAGTTAAGAGGGAAAATATGTTAGTTCTTGACGCAACCACGAAGTCAATTGTAGTCGCCATGTCTGGTGCAGCGGCGACCACAAATCCTGACTTTACTGCAGCTTATGCAGACAACACTGGGGCGAACTTTACAGAAGGCGCGAATGATGGCGCACTGAATGGTACAGCCAGTGTGACTTTAGTTGCAGCCCCTGCTGCGTCTACGCGCAGGACTGTGAAGACTATAACGATTGAAAATCGTGATACAGCTGCAGTTACGCTGACAATTAGCTACAACAATAACAGCACATTAAGAACGATTGTTAAAGTAACATTGCAGGTTGGTGATACGTGGACTACTGACGGTCAGTTTGACACCAATGGCAATATGAAGATGGTCATTGGTAGTGTCAATTTATCGACACAGGCAACTGGTACTTTAGCTGTATCCAATGGTGGCACGGGATTGGCGAATATTACTTCTGGTTCTTTAGTTTATGGAAACAACACAAACGCTATGAATGTATTGGCGAATGGAACACAGGGGCAGGTTTTAACTGCGGGGGCTTCTGGCCCTACTTGGTCTGGCATTTCTGGCGGCACATTTTAATAGAGGTAAAACATGGCACAAGCAAATTACACGCCAATCTCGCTGTACTACACTAGTAATGTTGCGGCAGTTCCTGCAGCTGGAAACCTGACAAGTGGTGAGTTGGCAATCAATATTGTAACTGGCACGCTGTACTTTAAGGACAGCAACTCGACAGTTCAGATTCTAGCCAGCAAAACCGCAGCGAATGGCGTTGCTTCGATCAACTTTGGATCGACAGGCTTGACGCCAAACACAGCCTCTAATGGCACGGTTACGGTTGCTGGTACTTTGGCTATTGGAAGTGGTGGTACTGGTTTGACGTCAGTTGGCGCAAACGGCACCGTGCTTACGTCTAATGGAACGGTAGCATCTTGGCAAACGGCAGCCTCTGGCGGTATCACTACAGGTAAGGCCATTGCGATGGCTATGATCTTCGGATTTTAAGGAGTTATTTAAATGGCAAACCCAAATATAGTAAACGTATCGCAGATTTATGGTCAGACTAATTATCTGACACCTGCGAATACATCCACGCTTGTGCTGATTGCTAATACCAGCGGCTCTGGCAACGTGTTTAAAGTCAATCAGATTGTGGCTGCAAATACATCTAACACTGCTGCTAACGCGACAGTTCTGTTGTATACCAGCGGCGCGGTGACATCTGGCAACTTAGTTGTGACCAGTTCTGCAAATGCGTTTGCAGTGGCATCAAACATTTCTGTTCCTGCGTTTGCTTCGCTGATCGTAGTTGATAAAACTACGGCGACGTATTTGCTAGAAGACAAAGCATTTGTTGTTCAATCTGGTAACGCAAGCGCAATTACTTTTTCGGTAAGCTACGAACAACTTAGTAGCTAAGGAGTTGCTATGGCAATTCATGGTTATCCCGGTCAGATAATAAGCGCGACACCTCCGTCTACCTTTTCTGGTATATGGACGCTTGGTAATTTTCCTCTCTACGGCACAACTGTCTCTCAAGTATTTACGTTTACAGATACGTGGGTATGTCCTACTGGAGTTACGGCTGTTGACTACCTAGTTGTTGCAGGCGGTGGTGGCGGTGGTGGTAAAGATCTTTCTGGCGGTGGGGGTGGTGGTGGCTTTATAACTGGTACTTCATTAGCTGTTTCACCCGGAACTTCATATACTATAACTGTTGGGGCAGGTGGTGCTGGTGGTACATCTCCTGGAACAAATGCTCCTAATGGTGGAAATTCTACATTTAGCACCATTACCTCTAATGGTGGTGGCGGTGGTGCTTCTACATCAGGTAGTGCGCGCGTTGGCTCTAACGGCGGTTCTGGTGGTGGCGGTTCAGCCGCTGGTGGTAGCGGGGGAGCGGGAGGTTCTGGTAACACGCCTAGCACAACCCCATCACAAGGTAATAATGGCGGTTCTGGTTCTGTTGCACCCTATTTTGGCGCAGGTGGTGGCGGCGGTGCTAGTGCTTCAGGGGTTAATGGCACTGGCACAAATGGTGGAAACGGCGGTAGTGGGTTAGGATCGTCAATTTCTGGAGTTGGTGCTTTTTACTCTGGCGGTGGCGGAGGTGGGGCACTTGGCCCAACTGGAGTAGCGGGATTAGGCGGTTTGGGTGGCGGTACAGATGGAACCATTTTAATTACTCAACAAGTCCTTAGCGCTATTGGAAATACTGGTGGTGGTGGGGGTGGTGGTGGTGCTAATCCCGGCCCTAATGGCGGCTCAGGCGGCTCCGGCATAGTCGTCCTTAGATACACAATACCAAGAGTTGTTGGCAATGTTCTTCGTTTTACTTCTACTACAACATTCCAAATACCTAACGGCATTAACAGCGTTGACTATTTAGTTGTTGGTGGGGGTGGTGGTGGCGCTAGAAGTGGCGGCGGAGGTGGTGCTGGTGGTTTTAGAACAGGTACTTCACTAGCTGTTACTGCTGGCGCTACATACACTATTGCTGTTGGTGCAGGTGGTACAGGTGCTTCAGGAAGTTTAAGTGCTGGCGTTAGTGGTGGGAACTCTACCTTTAGTTCAATTACATCTGCTGGCGGCGGAGGTGGTGGAGGTATTGCTGTAGGCGGCGCTCAACAGGCTGGAGTTGCTGGCGGTTCGGGTGGTGGAGGTGGACACTCAGGAGGGGGACAACCCGGTGGGGCTGGCAATACGCCATCTACTTCTCCAAGTCAAGGTAATGCTGGTGGAAATAGTGCGTCATCAAGTCCATATGCAGTAGGAGGAGGTGGCGGGGCTACTTCTGCTGGAACCGCTGGCGCTGGCGGGGCATCTGGTGCTGGTGGCGCTGGCACTGCTTCATCTATTTCAGGAACAGCTATAACGTATGCTGGCGGTGGCGGAGGCGGAAGTGGCGCTGGGCCATTTACTGCTACTGCTGGTGCTGGTGGTTCTGGCGGCGGCGGTGCTGGTGGTTCTGGCGCTCTTGCAGCAGGTGCAGATGGAGTTAATGGTTTAGGTGCTGGTGGTGGCGGTGGTACATACCCAGATTCTCCAGCAGGTTATGCTGGTATTGGTGGCAATGGTGGTTCCGGTATTGTTATCCTAAAATTTAATAGTTAAGGTGAACGATGAGTAATTATCCCGGTCGGATTATCACCAAGGCTCCGATAACAATATCAACCACGCAAGCGTCAGGCGTATGGACGCTGCAACAAGCGCTGCAAGCTATTCGTTCAGGCGTGTGGCCCGGTATTGGCTCGACTGTCTCACAGAGCTTCACTGCTTCTGGTTACTGGACTGCACCTGCTGGTGTTACGCAGGTGGATTATCTGGTGGTGGCTGGCGGTGGTGGTGGCGGGGCATCTACAGCAGGAGGCGGCGGTGCTGGTGGATTTCTTACTGGCACGGCGTTCACTGTTGTGCCGGGGTCTACGTATGCTATTTCTGTAGGTGCTGGTGGTGCAGGAACAAATGCAAGTGGTTCTGCAAATGCCTACGGAGGAAATGGAACTATTTCCACGCTTAATACAATAGTTGCTGCTGGTGGTGGAGGTGGTGGTGTTGGTGGTCAAGCTGGATTAGCTGGTGGGTCTGGCGGTGGCGGCGGTTCTAGTAGTGGTGCTGGCGGGGCAGGCAATACTCCTGCAACTACACCATCTCAAGGAAATAATGGCGGCACAGGATGCACACCCGGTGGAGGAAATAACGGCGCGGCTGGAGGCGGTGGTGCAGGAGCAGTAGGAGTATCTCCTCCCAACAACTCTGCTGCTGGCGGCAATGGTGGGGCTGGCACAGCTTCTACGATTTCAGGCTCTAGTGTTACATACGGAGGCGGTGGCGGTGGAAGTGCCACAACAGGCGCTGGTTCTGGTGGTGCTGGTGGTGGTGGCGCAGGTGGAGATGGCGATAATCCCGGTACTGCTGGAACGACTAACACAGGCGGTGGAGGCGGCGGGGCACGAAGAAATAACAATACTACTGGACAGGGTGCAGCAGGTGGCAGCGGTATAGTCATCATCAGATACGTAGCCCCTGTTATTAGCTCTGTTACCTTTACATCTACACAGTCATATACGATACCTGCTGGTGTTACTAGCGTGGATTATCTTGTGGTTGCTGGCGGTGGCAGTGGTGGAAATGGGTCATACGGTGGTGGCGGTGGTGGCGGTGGTTTTAGAACAGGCACTGCTTTTGCAGTAACTTCTGGCAATGTTTCTACTATTACAGTAGGTGCTGGTGCTACTGGCGCAGGTTCAAATTCACCCGGAAGTGCTGGAGGAAATTCTACGTTTTATACTATTACTAGTAACGGTGGTGGAGGCGGCGGTGGAAGCTCTGGCGCTGCAACTAATGGAATAGCTGGCGGTTCAGGTGGCGGTGGAAATGCTTCCGCTACTGCTGGTGGCGCTGGCAATACACCGGCAACATCACCCGCACAAGGAAATAATGGAGCTGCTAGTGCTGGCTCTGAGGGCGGTGGTGGCGGCGGTGGAGCTGGTGGGGCTGGCTCTGTTGGAGCTGCTGGCCCATCTGGAAGAGGTGGAAATGGCGGTGTTGGTTTGTCTTCTGCTATTACTGGTACATCCGTAATGTATTCTGGTGGCGGAGGTGCTGGTGGCGAAGGAACTGCTGGATTAAATGGTGGTGGAGGTTCATCAAACGGAACTATTTCTACTACAGCATCTTCTGCTGCAACTGCTAATACAGGTGGTGGTTCTGGTGGCTCAAGAAGTAGTCCAAGTACCGGTGGCGCAGGCGGTTCAGGCGTAGTTATTCTAAAACTAAACTATTAATTTTATGGACAACAAAATTTATCAACTCTACGGTATCGACACAGCTATGCACTTGCTCCGTCCGGGCGCTAAGTGGGAAATCAGCAACACCATGTTTACACGCTGGGAAGACCCACGCCCGTGTCCGACTATGGATGAAGTGATGGAAACAATGGAGAAGATAAAAGCGTTTGAGGACACTATCAATACAGTGTGGACTCAAGAGCAGATAAAACAATTGCGTGGTCAGCAAGAGATATACGATCAGGCGGTTGCATGAACATAACAAATTTGTTTCCTACGGCGATAGGGTTTTCCAAGCTAGACCGTGACCTTACCAAGCAAGAGCTGGATTTTATTATTGGTCAGGTGCGTTACCCAAACGAAGGCAATACCACTAGCGAAAACAGAAAACTGTTGCAGTCTGTTGAAATGACTGAGATTCGTGAGTTTATTGAAACCGCGATGTTGGACTACTTTAAGTCAGTTCATGCGCCAAAGTTTGACGTAACACCGTACATAACGCAGTCGTGGTCTAACTATACAGAGCCGGGGCAGTATCACCATAAACATGCTCACCCTAACAGCATTATTTCTGGTGTGTTTTATCCGCAGGCGAATAGAGAAACAGACAGAATTTATTTTTACAAAGATGGATACGAGCGCATCAAGATTCCAACTGAAAACTTTAATGCGTGGAACAGTGAAAGCTGGTGGTTTGAAACAGGTGCAGGTGATTTAATTATTTTCCCGTCGCATCTAACACACATGGTTCAGACTAAGCAGGGCGAAGGAACTCGTATCAGTATTTCGTTTAACACCTTTGTTAAAGGTTACATAGGGTCAGATGAAAGTCTGACTGGCTTACATTTAGGAGAAGAGTAATGGCACATTTTGCCCAGCTTGATTCAAACAACATAGTTATTCAGGTCATCGTCGTTGATAACAAAGACACGGCTGATGCTTATGGCACTGAGAAAGAACATATCGGTGCTGCGTTCTGCGAGCGCGTACTTGGCGGCAACTGGAAACAGACCAGCTACAACGGCAACAAGCGTAAAAACTACGCTGGTATTGGTTACAAGTACCATGCAGACATAGATGCGTTTGCTCCTCCACAGCCGTATGCAAGTTGGACGCTAGATGTTAACGCTCAGTGGCAGCCACCTACGCCTATGCCTACAGACGGCACGATGGAAAGCCCTTACACATGGGATGAAGCTACGACATCGTGGATCCGCTCACCCTCCTAGCCGCAGCAAAGACCGCAGCCGCTGCAATACGCAAAGGTTGTGAGATGTACCAAGAGTACAAAGCGCAGGGGATGGAGCTAGTAGATGTGTACGGGCAAGCCAAGGATGTTGTCGCTGATCTAAGCGGACACCTTGGCAATTTCTTTAAAGCGCATGAGCAGTTAGAGAAGCACGTACACGAAGAAGAGTTAAAGGTTAAGAAGTCGCGTGACCCTGAGCTGTCTGTAAATCAAGAAGCGTTTAACAGGGTGATGGCAGTAAAAGAAATGAATAGGCTAGAAACTGAGTTACGCGAAACCCTCGTGTACTCGGCACCCAAAGAGCTTGGGGCCATTTGGACAGAATTTGAAGCAATGCGCGATAGGGTGAAAGCAGAAAGAGCGGAGGTTCAGCGTCAAGAACTACAGAAACAGAGGGTAGCTCAATGGCGACGGGCAAATATAAAAAGAAAAATCGCGGAGCAAATGACGTTAATTCTAGCGGTCGCGTTCATAATATTCTGGTTTCTATGGGTAATGATTCTGATAAGGACGAGTCACACGTTTCGTGGGCAATATTCTTTGCCATATTGGTGGTGTGTCTTGTGCTAGTTGT